TATATGGTGATGAGTTAGAAAAACAAACTCGCCTAAATGAGATCAATAGAAATCTACGCCAAGAACAACAACAATTGGGTATAGAATTATTACGATTAGACAGAGATCGCACTAAAATTGGCGAATTGAATTACAATGCTGAAAGACAACGTATCATCAAACAAATGGCTGATGCTGTTGAACTAAGTGAAGCACGTATAGCAACATTTGAAGAAGAACAGAAACGTAAAACAGAATTAGAAAATAGTTATTACGAAGGTGCGAAAAAAGCATTAGAAGATATGGCTGATCAATTCAAGCCTATAAATGTAGCGCAAGAAGCGATAACAAAAGGATTTGATAAGATTGGCGATGCTATCAGCGATTTTGTGGAAACAGGTAAATTTAACTTTAAAGATTTTGCAAGAAGCGTACTTGCAGACCTAGCAAAAATGTTAGCAAAGGCAGCATTGTTTAAAGCATTGTCAGCAACATTAGGATTCTTTGGATTAAGCATTCCTGGACTTGCTGAAGGTGGACCTGCGAAGAAAGGTCAACCCTATCTTGTTGGTGAAAAAGGTCCAGAATTATTCGTACCTAGAGAAAGCGGCACAGTCGTACCTAATAATAGAATGAATGGAACTGAAGGGTCAAGAATGGTCAATGCACCTGTGACTAACAATTATATTACAAACAATATCAATGCATTAGATGCAAAATCAGTAGCACAATTGTTTGCTGAAAATCGTAAAGCATTATTAGGCAGCGTGAGAACAGCAGAAAAAGAATTACCATATAGGGCATAACAAACATGGCAGGCTTACAAACAATAGTAAACAAATGTGGTGGATTGACGATCAATCGTAGAAAGGTCGTGGGACTACAAGTCACACGCAACGAAATACCTCGCGTGACTGTCACACCAACTACGCAACCATGGAAGATGACATTAGATATGCCTAGCAGTTTACGATATTATGATAATCGTGATCTATTAGAAGCATTAGATACAATGGATCGCGTACAACCAGAAGTTATAAGTTTTAGTGATAATGCTTGCATCAGTTGGATATTCAAATATCAAGGTGAATTAAGCGCAGGACAGATCGCAGGTATGCGTGTACAAAGTTTTGTTGGTAATCAATTAATATTAAACTCATTACCTGTAGTGCCTGCTTCACGCATAATTTTTAAACCTAATGATTTAATACAGATAGGTTCATATCCATATCCATTTACAAGTACTACGACTGTAACAAGAGGAACTGGTAGCACAGTTACAGTTACAACTAACAGACCTAATATTATCAGCACAAGTGTGGTAAATGAAAGTATCACTGTAGGCAACGATTGTGAATTCAACATGTTTTGTCCAAACATGCCTACATATAAATTGATACCTGGTGGTTATGTCGGCAGTAATGGCACTACATTAAACAATGCACTAATAGAATTTAGTGACAGTTTTGAATTATATGAATATGTAGCCACAGCATAGGAATAAATCATGGAAATCATACCAGAAGTCATTGATGCGCCAGAAATTACTACAGGCCAATTTGTCAAATTAACTGTATATAACAGTTATGACGATACTATTGCTGGCAATTTTACCATAGGTCAAACATATAAGATTGAAGATGTAGGCAATACTAATTGGACAAGCATAGGTGCAGACAGCAATAATAGTGGTGTGATATTTGTTGCTACAGGCGCAGGATCAGGTAATGGTACAGCAGCAAATGTCACATTTTTAACTTTTAGTGATAGTTACGCTGAACAAACATTACCACAACGTGTTGGTAACACAATCATCGCAAATTACACATATAATCCTTTTGGTGGTTTATTGACTGTTGGTAGTCAGAATCGTGAATTACGTGTGACTAGTGGTGACACTAGCATAGCGATAAGCGGCATTACTGGTAATAACATGAGCGTGATATTAGGCACTGAAGGATTGATACGTGGTAGTGAATTAGAAATTATTCGTGGTTTTTATAATGCCAATATGATATTAACAAACAGTTATGCACGATTTACAGGTATCATCACAAATTATCAAATCACAGAAGAACGCGATGGATTAGAAGATAATTTTACTATCACATTAAGCGCAAGCAGTTATAAAACAGTACTTGAAAATAGAATTGCAGGAAGAAAAACAAACAAGGAAAGTTGGCAATTCTTCAGCACAACAGATAGTGCTATGAATAATGTTAATAGTATCGCTGGTGTCAGTTTTGACTTTGGTGCTGATCCTAAAACTAAAATACAGCCTGGCTATGGTGGTGGTGGCACACCTGGCGGCGGTGGTGGAGGCGGCGGAGGCGGTGGTGGACGCGGCAACGATGGTGGCCGTCAACAGGACAAATAAATGAACATTAGATTAGCAAATAAATTTGACTTACCATATTACTTACATCTTGTGCATAAGATACATGAGACGAAAGAGATTGGAACATACGATGTTATATTGGATGATACTTATCTAAATACATTATTCAACACAGTATTGCATGGTGGTGGATTAGCGTTGATCGCTGAACATGATGATGAACCAATTGGTATAATGATGGGCATAATCAGCCCTAACATATGGAGTCATAAGTCATTATTAATGCACCAAATCATGTTGTACATTGATGAAGAATATAGACACACAAGAATTGGTCATATGTTAATAAGTGAATATAACGACAAGTGCGTAGAATTAATGGAACAAAAGCGCATTGACTATAGTACCATAAGCGCAGCAAAACCAATGTTTGATATAGATTTTAGTCGTTTCGGCTATGATTGTATAGAAAAAACATGGTTGAGTAACGGAGTATAAAATGGCACCAGTAGTAGCAGTAGTAAAAGCAGTTGTAGCAGTAGTCAAAATTATTGCAGCCACAAAGATTGGTAGTGCATTGTTGTATGCTGCTGGTAGTGCCGTCATCAGTCGTTTGATCGCTAAACGTGCATTAAGCAAAGCAACAAGCGGTGGTGATGGTGGCGGTCGTGTACAATTACCACCAGCAAGTGACAACAAATTACCTGTAGTATATGGTAAAGCATTTGTCAATGGTGTTATTACAGACGCAAAAATTAGTACAGACAATAAAACAATGTGGTATTGCGTCAGTTTAGCAGAACATACTGATACAACAGCAGGTAGTAGTTATAGTTTTGGTGACATATATTATGGTGGCAAACTTGCTAATATGTCTGGTATAACAGTTACATCATTAACCACAAATACCACACCACCCCAGACAGATACTAGAGTAAATGGTAAAATCAACATTTATTTGTATGCTAATGGTAGCAGTAGCACAGGTGTAAAAAATAATTTTACTAATGCTGTCACTGTAATGAGCGATGTGCGCATACCTGTAAACGATCGTTGGAATAGCACATTGTACACAGCAAGTGGTCAAAGCGTACAAATGGCAAATACGGCATTTGCTATTATTGTTGTTGATTATAACGTAGATGCTGGTACTACTGGCTTAGATGGTTTTCAAATTGAATTAACAAATAGTTTATATCAGCCAGGTAGTGTAATTAAAGATTATTTGTTAAATGAAAGATATGGATGTGATATACCATTAAGTCGTATTGATACTGATAGTTTAACAGCATTAAACACATATAGTAATGCTAATATAACTTATACACCTGTTGGTGGAGGTAGTGCGTCACAGGCAAGATATACTATTGATGGACCAATAGATACAGCAAATGATTGTTTGTTTAATTTACAATTGCTTGTAGATAGTTGCGATAGTTGGTTACAATATAGTGAATTGACAGGTAAATGGAAAGTTGTAATTAATAAAGAATATACAGGTGCTTTAGGTAATTTATTTAATGTAGATAGTAGCAATCTAGTTGGTGGCATAGATATTAATCCAATTGATTTAAATGAAACATACAATCAAGTTGAAGTAGCATATCCAAATAGTTATATAAAAGATCAAACAGACTATCAAACTGTGACCTTGACTGATCCTACTACAGCATGGTATGATCCAACAATATTAAGTCCAAACGAACCAATCAATAGACTAAACATACAATTGCCATTAGTTAATAATGCTGTGCAAGCAAAATATCTAGGCGTGCGTAGATTATTGCAAAGTCGTGAAGATTTAACAATTAGTTTTAATCTTGACTATAGCGGTATACAATTAGAAGCAGGTGATGTAATTCGCGTCAATCACGAAACATATGGTTGGACAGATAAATTATTCCGTGTCAGTAGCGTAAGCGAGACGATTACCGAAGATAATTCATTAATTGCTAGCATAGTTGCATTTGAATACAATGATACAATTTATAATGATAATGCTATACAAGATTTCGTTCCAGCATTTAATACTGGTTTAACAGACCCTAATGTTATATCAGTACCGGGTACTCCTATCGCTAACAATAATCCAGAAACATCTGGATCGGTAACAAGTTTTAGAGTAACTTCAGCAGTTCCAGAACAGGGTTCTGTAATATACATGGACTTTAACTATGGTAATAATAGCAACGTTTTGACACATGAATTGTATAGAACTGTGCAGGGCGCAGGTGGCGTACCATTTGTCAATAGTGCTAACATAGCAAATAATCAAGTCACAAACATTAGCGTAGATATTAATGACTTACCTGCTGATAGTTATTATTTTAGCGTTACAGCCCGTAACGACTTTACTGGTCAAGTTAGTATCGCAAGTAACTTATTCGTATGGCCTGGTGCAGGATTTAATCCTATCAATGAAGGCAACTTAGATGGAGTGTTTAGTACTGGGAATATTTTAACAAGTAACAATAGTATCCCAAATTTAGTTGTAGGGGCAAATGTATTCATTACTGCTGGTACTGGTGACTTAGCAGCAAATACTTTCGTACAAAGTATTAATAGTACAACTCCAGCAAACTTTGTTGTTAGCCCTACACCAATTACACCCTTAGCAAACGCAAATATATTATTAATTAGTGGCGGTATAAATGGTAATGCTATCACCCCTAATACAATGCCTGGTAATAGAGTTCAACCAAATACTTTACCAGGCAACACTATCATAGGTAACAGTGTAAATGGAAATGTGATTATTGTAGGCACAGTTAATGGAAATGTTATTATTGCTAATACAGTTAACGGTAATACTATTATTGCTAATACTGTTAATGGTAATGTTGTAATCGCTAATACGTTACGCGGCAATACCATAATCGCTAATACTTTAAATGGTAATACTATAATTGCAAATACTGTTGATGGTGATAGTATAACTGCCAATACATTGCGTGGTAATCGCATAATCGCAAATACTTTAGATGGTAATACCATAATTGCTAATACAGTTAATGGCAACACTATCATTGCTAATACTGTTAATGGTAATACTATTAAAGCGAATACCTTAAGCGGTAATACTATTATTGCTAATACTTTAGATGGCAACACAATAATTGCTAATACAATTGACGGCAACACTATTATTGGTAATACTATAAATGGTAATACTATTATTGCAAATACACTAAATGGTAATCGTGTAATAGCAAACACACTAAATGGTAATACCATCATAGCCAATACATTGAATGGAAATAGCATTGTTGCTAATACTGTCAATGGTAACACAATAATTGCAAATACATTAAATGGTAACACAATTACAGCCAACACATTAAATGGTAATACAATTATTAGTAACACTGTTAATGGTAATGTCATTATTGGTAATACAGTAAATGGAAATGTTATTATTAGTAATACCATTAATGGTAATACAGTTATTGCTAATACATTGAATGGTAATAGCATTCAAGCATTCAGTATCAACGGTGGTGTTGTGTTTGTTGCAGGTACTATTGAGGCACAAGCGATCAAGGCAAACACGATCACATTTGAGAACTTAGCCATTGGTGCCGTCACTCAAAGTAGATCAACACTCAGCGATCCTATCATCAAACCAATACCATTCACAAATATACCTAATGTATGGCCTAACAATACTCGTTGTGTCATACCATCAGGTGGTGTGACGATAGTACCAAGCACTGATCCACAGA